AAAAAATGGTCACCGCACTGGACAAAAGGTCCGTGCTTTCGAGCTTGAGGTTGATCTGTCAACTAGGTCGACTTCTGTCAGCGTGGCGAAACTGCTGGCGACAATTGTTGCCGGCAGCGGCGCTTCGGCGTCGATGACGAAATTAGTTGAATCTCTCCTGCTCCCATTCCTGGCGAGGCGCAAAGGCGCTCGTTTCAGTGATAAGGAGTACGGCAGAATGGTGTCTTCTTGGAAGAAGACTTTATCTAACCTTCAGGAGATGGAGGACGATGAGAATCGCGAAATGGACTTTTTAAAATACCATCTCGGCTGTCTCATGTGTAGAGTCGCGGAAAGCAAAATTTTGCCCCCGAAACCCACATTCGTCTCCAAACCTCTTTTTACGGGTTGGCTGAAAAGGTGTGTGAACTTAGCAGTGGTCAATAAAGACTACTCCTTCTGTTACTCGTTACTCATGTCTAAGTTGGCTTGGCCAGAACTGACAAAGAAACGGGAACAGATGGCACTGCAAGAACACAAGACTCTCATCTGTGGACCTAAGCGAGGAAAACCAAGCGAAGATCTCTACTGGATGCTCCAACAGACCTCAATTGAGATCTTTGGAAGTCTGAAGAAAGGCGACCTCATTATTGAGAAGGCCCCAACCCCCACCAAATTCATGCCGACAGGTTCAGCTTGTATGCAGGCATCGCGAAAAGATCACGGTACTGCATCGCTGTTCCCTTCAATGAGTGATGACATCGAGGCGACCCCTTTGGGCCCACTCCGGGACTTAAATAATGCGACTACGGTCTGGCGTCAAGCCAGCTACGAGGTTGCAATGTCCAATGTCGAATCACGCATCTACGATCGAGCATCGGGAATCCTGGACGTTGAAGTCCAAATCATTCCGAAGCCTGCAGGATTTAGAACTTTAACCAAAGGTGATGGTTATCTGTATACCGCGCTGCAGCCCGTCCAAGGACAAATGCTCAGCGCCTGGAAACAGCATCCCACCTCCACCATGACAGTGAACCTTGACGACGCAGTGCAGAAACTGTACAACGTGTCGAAGAAATTCAATGATTGGGAGTTTAGTTCAGTGGACTACAAATCCGCCACCGATCTGTTGAACAAATGGTCTACCAACGCCTCCTTTGAGCCGTTGACGAACCTAATTGATTCCAGAGTAGCGTGGTTGAGTCTACAAAATGCCCGAGTACAATACCCGGATGGTGATGTGTTGGATCAGGCCGAAGGACAACTCATGGGACATCCCTTGAGTTTCCCCCTCCTCTGCTCGATAAATCTTGGCTGCTACCGTAC